AAGGAAAGTTGTTGTCGACGGACAAGCAGCCTAACATAATGTTAGGCAGCTGGAGGATAAGATGCGTAAACTTGCGCTTATGGTTTTGACTTGCTTGTGTTTGTCTGGCTGTCTCAATATAATGCCTAACGTTGTTATCGGCGGACATCAGACGATCGAACTTCGGTTGTGGGAAAAATCGTATCATGAACTTCAGGCTGCTCAGCAAAAGGTTGAGCGTGACGCGCTGCAAGAAGCGTTAGAAAAGGTGAAAGGGCTACGACTATGAGCTACATTGTGAAAGCTTGGACTTGGCTTAGCGGAAAGAAGACCGTCGTTGGTGCTACGATTCTTCTTGTGGCGCAGGGTATCGAGTTGTGGACGTCAGACGTTCCGCAGGTGGTAGAAATGCTGCGGTACGTCGGCGCGGCAATTGCTGGGGTTGGGATTGGACACAAATTGGTGAAGTGACATGGCCTACACGATTGTACAAACAACACCAGACGGCTTGCTGGCTAACATTGAAGCTTGCGTTAAGGTTGCAGGTTTTATGTCTAGCATATTCGACGCTGGCCTTGATATGCTTCGCTACCTTATGCGAGACACAACGGCTGGCATTCCTGCTAACTTTCAGTTGGTAGATGCAGAGACAGCGCTGCAGAACGAGTTTCCAGATATTATTGCTCTTGCGGGAGCTTTGTTGTCTGAGCCAATTGTTCTCAGCGCGGCTGTCGTACCGTCAACACGGTATCCATTGTATATCGGTACGATGGACGTCGCGGACGCTATCCCGATGGGATTTGTGAGCTTGCTTCGTGTGCATTTGATAAAGATGCTAACAAAGCTGCCTATGCGGACGGCATATACGCTTGTCGCCGGCGTTGTGACACCGAGTGCGGCTGCAGCCTACCCTGCAGTTACGGACGGCGTCGCTGCTGACTATGATTTTACGGGCATTCTTAACGCTAATGTTACGCAAGCAGCGGTAGAAGCAACGCTAGCTAGCGTTAAGTCTGAGTTGGCGAAGATGGTTGGGATTGTCAATCTGGTACGCACAACACTTAACAACAGGCTGGTTGCTTCTGTTGCGGAAATGGAGGCTATTGCGGCTAGTCTTATTTGCAACGCTGGCGATCCTATTGTCAGCGGAAGGCTGAATGCTATCCGTGATACGCTTGTCACAACGACTTTGAAAGCTAGTCTTTATCCGTCTAGCTACGATGCATGAGAATCATGACACCGACTGAAACCAAAGAGCTTTTGTTACGCTGCCGCCTTAGCACTAAGGTAATGGCTAAAACATTCTTTCCGGATCATTTTAGCCGAGCTTTCAGCAAGCCGCACGACATCATCTTTGACATGCTTGACCGCCCGAAGCGGGCGTGGCAGTCAAAGGTTGCTATTGCGGCGCCGCGCGGAATTGGCAAGACGTCTATTGCTGCTATTGCTTTTGCGGCGAGGCAGCTGCTCTTTGGTTTAAGCCGTTACATGATTTATGTTAACGCGTCGCAGGATGCTGCGATTGAGCAGACAGAGAACTTGAAGCTGGAGCTTACCACGAACGAGCTTATTGCGGAGTTTTTCGGCAATATCAAGACAGATGCGTTTTCGAAAGAGCGGTGGGATGGACAAGTGGCAGACATGCCAAGATTTCGAGTGCTGCCGGCAGGCCCTGGACAGAAGATTCGTGGGCGTAAAAGTCAGTCCGCGCGTCCTGACCTTATCATTGTCGACGATCTTGAAAACGATGAGAATGTTGAGTCGGAAGAGCAGCGGCGAAAATTGCATCATTGGTTTAACACAGCGCTCTTGAATACTGTCGACAAAGCAAAAAACTGGCGCGTGGCACTTATTGGTACAATTCTAAACGAACAGTCGCTGCTCGCTAACATTACACAGCGCAACATTGCGCCAGAGAATCGAAAGCATATTGGCTGGGATTCAGTTGTTATCAGCATTTGTGACGAACGCTACAAAAGCTTGTTTCCTGAGTATATGTCAGACGAAGCCATCATGAGAGAGGTTGAGGAGCATCGCGCGGCGGGCACTTTGGACATGTTTGCACAGGAGATGATGAACAATCCACAAGCTGCTGAGACTGCCTCTTTTAAGCGCGAGATGTTTCGTAGCTATGTCGAGGCTGATGCAAAGTTGCATCTTCGTCTTGATCTTAAAACGATGGTGTTGATTGATCCGGCGCGAACTATTTCGGCCGGCGCTTGCTTTACGGCAATTTCTGTCGTGTCGGTCGATGTGGCTAGCGGTGAGATTTTTGTTCGTGAGGTTACGTCGGGGCGCTTCACGCCCGCCGAATTGTACGAATGCTCGTTAGCGAAGTGCAAGGAGTTTGGCGCGCGGATTCTTGGTGTGGAGGTGACTGGGCTGAACGAGTTCATCATTCAGCCTTTGACGACTCTTGTAATGCAAGAAAAGCTTTTTTGGCTAGAGCTTGTTTGGGTAAAGCCAAGAGACAAAAAAGAAAAGCGGGCGGGCGCCCTGCTGCCGTACTACAAGAAGGGGCTTGTTTGGCATAATGCGAACGGCACTTGTAAAGTGTACGAAGATCGATTATGTGAGTGGCCGCGCCCTGCTGGATGGGACGAGATCGACGCTACAGTGCAATTGCTGCCAGTGCTTGAGGCACAAGGAATTCACTGCTTGTCGCCTGATTTTGATCCGGTGACCGAGGACGAGCGTCGATATCAAGAAGATTTACAGCAAGATGACTTAGACTACAGCCGATGGCTGAAAGATCCGTTTGGAATGGAGGTTTATTTATAATGCCTATCTCGGCCTATAATTGGGTGCTGGGAAGCAGCATCGACTCGGCTATCGGATCGACGTCTAAGGCGCCGGACTTACGAGACATCAACTACGGCTATAAGTATCCGAAGAAGCTTTCGCTAAAGCCTGGAACAGAGCAGCATGATCGGCTTAAAGACGCAATTTTGAATCGTGCGATCAACGCTCGAGGCTGCATTCAAAGTCGGTTTGATTCTTGGAATATTATGGATCAAATGCTTACAGCCTATATCCCGCTTAGCGAGCACGAAAAAGGAGTGCAAGCGGCGGACTCTCGCAAGCCGGTAAGCATTGTTATTCCGGTGGCGTTTGCAGTGCGAGAGACGCTAATGTCTTACATGACGTCAGTGTTGCTGGCGCCTCCATATTTTCGATACGCCGGCACGGGGCCAGAGGATAGCATTAAAGCTATCTTAATGGAGAAGATTATACAAAATCAGTGTGATCATTTTAAGACAGCGCTATCGTTGCATACTCAGTTGCAGGATAGCTTCACCTATGGAATTGGTATTTCAACGCCACGATGGGCTGAGGATTATTCTTATAAGAGGCGGAAGTTTGACACTTACTATTACAATCAGGATGGCGATCTTGCAACACGGCAGGTTGTTGATCGACAGCGTGTCTTGTCTTACGAGGGCAATGTTGTTGACTCTATCGACCCTTACATGTATCTGCCGGATCCAAATGTTGCTGTGCATCAAGTGCAAAAGATGGAGTTTGTTGGTTGGGTGCACAGAACGTCATATACATCGTTACTTGGGCAGGAAGTAGACTCTGGCGGGCATATCTTTAATGTGAAGTATATTCAACATATTGATGGACGAAGCGCTTTGTACGAGAGCGATCCGTCAAATCGCAACAAGGACGAAGTTCCTAAGATTTATGACAGCACGCTGCGGCCCGCTGACGTTGTCTATATGTATGTGACTCTTATTCCGAAGGAGTGGAAACTTGGCGGGAAAGAGACACCAGAGAAATGGTTGTTTGCGTTGGCTGGAGACAGCATTATTATCATGGCTGAGCCGCATCGTACTGACCATGATTCGTATCCTGTCACGGTAGCTGCGCCGGACTACGATGGGTATAGTCCGTTTCCGCTGTCTCGCCTTGAGGTGTCGTTTGGACTTCAGCAGACTATTAACTGGTTTATGTCGACACACATTGCAGAAGTTCGCAAGGCTATTCATGATGTTCTTATTGTAGACCCAGAGCTTGTAGACATGCGGGACGTGCTAAATCCGCACCCTGGAAAGGTTATTCGCCTTAGACGATCGGCGTATGGCAAAGGTGTTGAGGGCGCGATGACGCAGCTAAAGATCAACGACGTCACTCGTGGGCATGTGACGGACTCTATGCTGATGCTGGACTTGCTAAATCGGGTAACTGGTGCAGTAGATAACTTGCAGGGAGTGCCGCGGGCTAGCAGTGAGCGAGTATCAGCGACAGAAGCGTCTGATGTAAATCGCGGCGCGGTCGGAAAGATGGCGCGGCTGGCACGCATTATTTCGGAGCAAGCTTGGAAAGATCTTGCGTATATGCATGGCAAGCACACGCAACAATTTGCGACGCTTCCATCTTATGTAGATGTCAGCACGGGGCAATGGGCCGATGTGCTCATGAAGACGTTTGGAACGACACAAGTACAGCTGTCGCCTGACGATCTTGACTTTGATTACGACATTGTGTCTCAACACAGCGGGCTACCAACAACGAGCGATGCACAGATTTTGTTGCAGCTTTATCAGCTGGGTGCAAGCGATCCTGAGATTCGACAGAATGTTTCTATGGTGAACTTGTTTATGGAACTTGCTCGTATTTCTGGCTATGATAACATGCGCGACTTCCTGCGACAGCAGGGTGTTGCGCCTCAAACAATGGGAATGGAGGATATTCAAAGTGGCGTTGACAAAGGAAATCTTGTCCCTATGGGAAAGTTTGCTCGCTGAAAAGCCAAAAGAGCTAGAGTTAAAGTCGAAGGTGCATGACTTGGAAGCTTTTGCCAAGTCGCCTGTCTGGCAGGACTTTAAGTCTTATTTTGATCATAAGATTGAGTTAACGAAGGAGCTTTTTGTAGAAGCTGACAGCCTTGAAGAGGTGCGTATTTATCAAGGTAGTATAAAGGCGTTTAGGCTAGCGCTAGAAGCTCCGACAACATTACTAGAACTGCTTTTAAGTAAGCAAGAACAGCAAGCACAAGAGGAGAAAGACAATGAATGACGTAGATAAGCTTTTCGCTGGGCTGTTGAATACTGAGGAAGACGATGCAGAGCCTAAGGCGGAGCCTGAGGCAGAGCCAGAGGCAGAGCCTGCAGCCTCTGCATCGAATGTGAAGGAGCCTGCAGCTGCCGCCGCAGGCGTTGAACAGCTTGCAGAGCAGGACGTTGACGAGCCTGAAGATCCAATGCTGGAGCTGCGGGAGCAGTTAAACAGTATTCAGTCTCGCCTAGCTGTGCTAGCACAAAGCCAAGCAAAGCCGCCAGAAGAGTTGCCGAAGGTAAAAGAGCTTCCGCACCATGAATTTGTCTCGGATGACGATATCGCGGATATGCTCACGGATGCCAAGAGGCTAAACGATGTTCTGAACAAGGTTTACAAAAAGGCTTACGAAGATGCTAGCAACGATGCACTACAAGCAGCAAGAGTAGAAGTTCCGCGGATCGTGTCTCAAGAGGCACAGCGAAGAGCCGAGGCTGGACGGCTGGTAAAGAATTTTTGGTCGGAGCACGCTTATTTGTTTTCTGGTGTGCAAGGAGCTGTTGCAAAAGAGCGGCGAAAGCAAGCCGTACAGCTGGAGGTTAATCGTATTTATGCACAAAATCCGGCGCTTAGCGAGACTGATATTCTTAACCAAGCGGCCAAAAACGTCGCGGATCTTCTTGGCATAGTGCCTCCAAAGAAAGGCAAAGCGCAACGAACGCAGTTTGCTCAGGCTGGAGGCCGAAGCGCTGCAACGCGTACGCAAGTAAAGTCGGCGCCACCTAGCAAAGCTGCTGAGGTGACGGATATTCTTGAACGGGTCGGAAGATAGGAGGTAACAGATAATGTTACAAGTAGATGCTCATCAAATGAACGTTCCGTCCTCAAAACGGATCAGAGTTGTGTCGGCGGCGACTGACATTGCTCCGTGGGAGGATTCTATTCTTTTGGTCGATGGCACGTATACTATAACACTG